CATGTCTATCAGTTCCAGCCATAGTCCGCTGAGACTATAAGAGGCGATGCGCTAGTCGTGGCACCGGTCTGGAACACCAGAAATTTCAGACACGCCGCATCGGGAATATTCGGTAGCGACGGAAGCTGGTTGACGAAATCGCGCTCCGAATAGATGCCACTCGCCGGAATCGGAATCGACCACAACGGCTTGACCAGATGCAGCACAAGTTGGCCGGAGCCCGTATACGCCGTACCCGTGGAAAGCGTGAACGCTTCCAGATCGCGGATGCCGTAGTCGCCAACGGCGAGCGGCAAGAAGGGTGCGTAGCGCGTCGCCGCGTTGCCTGAGTGTGGCACCATGCCCGTAACGGGCGTGGCTGCGAAACCCACCGTCACACCGATGGATTTGCCCGCCGTACCCGCTTGATTGGTGTACGTCATCGCAGTCAGATTCGGACCACCCGCCGTGGGTGCCACTTCGGTAGAGAAGTACGCACGCAGACCAACACCATTGGGCCAACGCGCGCCGCTATCCAGCGCCGTCATCGTGATCGTGCGTGCGCCCGTGCCAGTGACATCCGCACCAGTGATCGGCACGTACCCAACCTGATCGACGCACATGAGAATCCACGGTGCGCCCGCTGCAGCGAAGATCGATGCACCTGCATTGAGGAAGTGTTTGGTCGCGGTGGAGACGTTCCCACCGTGCCACACCGCACCTTCCGACCACGTATCGTCAGTCGGTACGTACGTCAACGACGTGCCCGCGTAAGTGCTCGCAGGGACAGAGCCCGTTGCCGTGCCCAGATCGGTCCACGTACCCGCAACGCCCGCAACCGCAGTCGTCTTGTTGTAGTCGATCCGACCGAACTTGCCGTTGGTCGAAATCTGATTCACAAGATCGTCAAGTGACGAGTACCCCATGCTATCCCCAGACCGTTTCCACAGTGCCTACCAGCACCGAAGAAGCAAGTGAACCGGCTGCGCCACGCCCGAGAATGCCGAGAAATGCGCCGTTCTGTATCTCCACCATGCCCGCACGCGTGCGCGGAATCTCCACTTCCATGGCGTCGCCAAACGATTCAATCGTGCCGCTCGTCGTCCTGCGCGCTTCCTCGCGTATCCACGAGTCCACCAACGGCTTGACCAACACCACACAGCACAGACCGCCATTGGCCACGGAGAAGTTGACCGACTGCACGCTCTTCACACCGCGCACACCTGCTGCCAACGGCACGAATGGAGTGAGCCCGCCAGTGGCGAGAACCGCGTTGACGAGCGACCCTGCTGCAGCCGCAGCCCCACAGAACATGCTGGTCGTCGTGCGCTGCGTGTCGGTCGTGTCGGTGTACGTGATCGTGAAGCGCCCGCCACCCACCGTGCCCGACTGCGCCACCACCATCATCTGCACACCCACACCATCGGTGTAGCGCGGCAACACCTGCGTCTGCGCCATCGTCTGGTCTTCACCAGCCGCATCCATGTCCACGAATGGGTAGTAGAGCAGGTAGTCCAGCATGTACATCTGCTGGTTTTGATTTGTGGTTGACGTAGCACTCGCTGCTGCGCTCATCGCCATCCAGCGATGCAGGAACTGCTTCGAACCCGCAGGTACGGAAGGGACGATGATGCCCTTGTCCGCTTCCAGAACAGAAGACACCAGTGGCGACGCCGCGTAGTAGTTGGCAATGGGGTTGCCGCCAGCGTACGAATAGTCGTACCACTGCCCCGCAACCGTCGCTGTTGCAGCGACCGCTTTACGGTACGAACTGATCCACGTCTTGCCCTCAGTGGCGTCAGTTAGCTGGCGTAGGTTGCGGAACGGCATCCTTCATCCCGATGTTGCTGTCACCACGCACCGTGGCACTCACGCTTGCGACGATAGGGCTGTCCTTGTGCGCGCACGTGCGCACGAAGCCACAATCGAACTGCCTCTCGGCAATCTTCCCGCAGTACATGCACGTGTAGATGATCACGACTCCACCACATTGAGAGCACCCGCAGCGAACTGCGGCTGGATGCCATTGGCCACCGCCAGCGATGACGACAGCGAACCCGCATACAGGACGAGTCCTGCGCCGGAAGAGGCAGTGCCGATGGCAACGTGTGTCACGGTTGCTCCAGTCACACCACACTGCGCGAACTGGATCAGCGCCGCGTTCTGCGTACCGCTGCCAGAGGGCACGTCCCAGCCACCCGTCGTGCGCGCAACCGCGATGCGCGTGTAGTTCGTGTACGCCGTCTCGCTGGTCGTCTGCGCGCCGCCAACACCGGGATCAGCCGTGTGCAGGCTCACGTACAGGTTCGCTGCCGGGGAAGTCGAATCGTTTTCCGCGATGTCGTTCCACGTCGTACCGTTGAAGATCAGCGCAAGCAGGCTATTGCACGCTGGAGTCGATTTAGGCATTCCTACACCCCACCCAGTGAAGCACGGAACTGCTCAACGACTGCAGCAACCGACCGCGCCTTCTCTTCGTATTCAGCTTTCGCAGCCTGTGCGAGTTTGATTTCGCGGTTGGCCTGCTTCTTGGCGTCTTCCGCCAGCGTGGCCTGCATCTGCGCGTCCTGCAGCGCAGCTTCCGCTTTCGCAAACTGCTCCTGTGCGGCTGCCTCAACCTCTTTTGCAGTGGCCTTTGCCTTCACCAGCACTTCCGCCGACTGCTGTTTTAGTGCGTGCGCCTCCTCAACCACGCCCGCTGCGCGAGTACGCGCCTCATCAACGATCAGTGCAGCCTGCTGCCGCGCCTGATCCAACGTCAGTTTCGCGGCGTCGCGGTCTTCACCGACCTTCTTGCGCATCTCGACAATCTCGCTGGCAGGACCAGCGAGTGCAACCACTTCGGCTGCGTTCTTTCGCGTCTGCTCCAGCAGCGCGAGGCGGCGTTCCAGTTCCTCCTTGTCGGTGAGGAGTTTCAGCGTGGCAGCAAACGTATCCGTCGCGCCCGCACCGCCGTGTTCAGCGCCAACAATGCCGCTCATTTAGCCTCCCGACACACCCGCCTGAATCACCGTCATCGTCACTGATCCCGAACCGGAATTCACAGTGACGCGCACAGCGCGTGGCGGATACGCGTAGTTGCTCTCGGCGTTGGCGGTCAGATTGACGAGCGTGGGATGACTGAACCACACCGCCGTAGCCGGGTTGAACGTCGCCGCAAACGGGTCTTCGTACGTGTGCTGCACAGTGAAGTTCACCGTGCCACTGACCACGCACCCGATGGCGATGTTGCCCGGTGTGATGTTCAGGTTGAACGGATAGACAACAGACGAGCCTGCGCCTGTCTGCGTCACAACAAAGGGGCGAGCCATGGCTTACCCCCTGTTAGTTCTGGATGTACTGAACGAAAACCTGAACCGCGCCCGCCGAAGGTTGATCCGCCGAAGTCACCGTCGCGTACAGCGCGGTGTTCGTACCGATGTTCGCCTTCGCCGCAGCGATGGCAGCCGTCGAGGTCGCTTCCTTGATCCCCGCCGTCTTCACGTCCAGCGAGCCGCCATACTGCGTGCCCGCTGATGCCGTACCGAAGGTCAGCGTTGACGCGCCCGTACTGTTGAACACCGTCGTGGGGTCGCCCCACACACGCAGGATAGTCGCGTTCGCGGGCAGGTAGAAAATCGCTTCGGCGACGAGACTCGCGGCCTTCCACGGCAGCGAAACAGTCTGCGTCAGCGTGGCACTGCCGACATTGGCTTGCGCACCCTCGCGCTGTGTACCGGCCCGCAGCGGGCCAGAAAACGTGCTGGTTCCCAATTCGTTCTCCTGTGTAGGGAGGTTGGTCCGGTGTCTCTACACCGTCTGCCGCGTCAGCCACCGGACCCGATACGCGGAAAAACGAGGCCGAAGCCCCGTTGCTTCTTACGTCGAACCCGGCGAACCCCACATGCCGAGCGGATCACCGAAGCCAAACGAGTACCGTTCACGCGCCTTGTAGCGCACGTTGCCGGTGTCAAAATCGCCATCCATTCCGGTGCTCATCGCAACGCGCGTGAAGTGCTTCATGCCGTTCGGAACGTCGGTCTTGATGAACCACGCGTTCGGGTCCGTCAGCCAGTGGTTGATCGACCAGCCACCGGGGATCGTGCCCATCGACTTCAGCGCGTTCAGATCATTGTCCGACGTGCCCGAGCGCAGCGGCGAGTCCAGCAGTCGCTTGGCGACGAACATGTAAGCAGTCGGGATGATCAGCTTGACCGGCTTGGCGGCGATCAGCAGCCCCTTCTCGTCCGTCCACGCGGCCATCTGAATCACCGCTGCTTCCAGCGACGTTTCGTTCAGGTCGGCACCCGTAGTGGGGCGATTGGAGTTGGTGCTGCCGTTGAGCAGCGGGTGGTCCGTGGCGAACAGGTTCTTGCCGTCACCGCCAGCAGCGGACGTGAATCCGTTGTTGAGCAGCGCAGAGGCCCGCACCTGCTTCGTGTACGCCATCGCTCGCGCCAGCGCCTTGGTGTAACGCTTCGAAAGCGAGTCGTACAGGTTGTCTTCCACCGCTTCTTCGGTCAGGGCGAAGCCCAGCGCGACCGTTTCGTGGGTCCAACGGGCAGTCCACATCTCCTGCGCCGACTCGTAAGCGACTGCCGCGCCTTCCGTCTTGCCCGGAGCAGCAGCAAAACCGGCCAGCTTCGCTTCCTCTTCAAAGCTGCGATCCGACGTTTCCGAATCGTAGATTTGAGTGTGTTCCTCACCGTACTGCTTGTACTCCAGACCGAACAGGCCGTTCAGACCGGGGAGCAGTTCCTTGAGGAGTTGTGCACGACTGATTGCCATTTACATGCTCCTCTTAGTTCGCCAGCACGGTGTTGCTGGTGTACATGTGCACACCAACGTTGAACCGCACCACACAATCGGTGAAGGCGGAACCCGCGTCCACGAAATCAACGATGCGAACCGCCAGCGTTGCCGTGTTGGCCGGGGTGGACAGACGCACCGACGAGACACCCGTCACTGCGCTGCCGCCGAAGTTCTCCAGCGCCGCGAACTTGCCGCGCACCGTCGCCGCAACCGATCCGACCGCTTGCACGACGAACAGTTGATCCGGGTCGTCGTTGACCATGATCGACACGCCCGTGTAGCCGTTCGAAATTGCGTTGGCGGGGAGGTACTGCGCCGTGAGGAAGTATTTCAGCGTGGGGTCGTAATACTGCACACCGACGCACACACCTGCCACACCACCGGTCGAAGTCGTCACCGTCGCAGCAGCGGCAGTGGGTTGACCAGCAGAAGCAGCGCCGAGCAGCACCACGTCGCCCGTATAGATGGCCGTCGCACTATTGACAGTCATCGGGACGAGACGCATGGCACCACCCGTATTCGGGCGACCACCCAACATGTTGTAGGGGCGGAGGCCGTAGGGAGAGGCAACGCTTGCCATTCCGTGTTCTCCTGTTTACTTGGTTCCAGACCCAAATTCGCTGCGACCAACCTGCGTTTCACTGCGGTTTTCGTTGAACAGCGGCATCTTGGGGTTGTTGTGATTCATGAACTGCGCATTTACCGACGCAACTTGCTGCTGGGCGTGCGTCGCGTAGTAGCGCGTGCGCCCTTCAATCATCTCGGTCGGTGCCTTGCACAGAATCAGCCCGCCCATCTCGATGTTGCCCTCTCCGTTCGCGGCAATCGTCAACTCAGGATGGTCCGCAGCCTTCACCGGTTCCCAGCCTTCACGAAAACGCTTCGACGTGTTAGCCGGGTCAGGTTGACCCAGAACGGACAGCGCAATCCACCGAAAGCCATAGCCATCTTCCGGATTGGGCGACGGCAGCGCGCTCGGCGGCTGATACACATAGCCACTCTCACGCGTTTCCAGCACTCTCGGTTTGCGGTTATCCATTCTTGCGTTGCTCCAGTAGTTGAACTTGTCGCGCGTACTCCTGCACGGAGATGCCTAGCCGGTGGGCAAGCGCTTCCTGCGACTTGGTAATCGTGATCTTCTTTGGCGCGGATGACCGCGTGGGAGGCGCTACGACAGTAGCGGCAGGCTTGCTTTGAGCCTGTGGAGGCGGGGACTCCTCATCCCCGAACTGATCGGGGAATACCTCCCGCATGCGCTTGTCGATGCTCGCGTAGTAACCATCGCTACGGGGATCGACGCCTTGCTTGACGAGTTTCCGATGCAGACCCAGCACGAAGCTCGTCATCTCGTCATCCGACCCGAACCACTGGTTGGCCTGTTGCCAACGTTCAGCTTTCGGATCGGGACGTTGCTGGTCCGTTGGGGGCGTTTGTACGCCATTAAACTGCGGCTGTAAAGGGGTTGTTGGCAAAGTTTGCGCTTTGACCAGTTTCGCCTGCGCTTCCGCAATGCTGCGTGTGGCCTTCGCCGCCGCCTTCGCATCACCGGACTCGTACGCCTTCTCAAGCTCCGCTTCCGCCGCAGAAAGTTCGGTTTCAGCAGCGGCCTTCGCGTGGACCGCACTCTCCTTCGTGGTCGTCGTGACTGTCTCAGCGAGCTTGCGCGTCTGCGCGTGGTAATACTGCGCGGCCTTCACCGCTTCATCGCGCTCGCGCTCCGCTGCTTCCTTCGCACGGCGCTCGTCGTGGTAGCTGCGCTTCATCTCTTTGATGCGCTGTTGCACCTGCGCGCTGTACTGCTTCACCTCGTCGTCAGGTGCAATCTCATCAGCGGTCTTGCCAACCGGACGCCTCCCACGATCCTGTTCGGGCGTGTCGTCAACGACTTCGATTTCGTCTTCACCCTCCGGAGTGACAGCTTTCTTGTCGTCTTCCGGCGCTTCGCCCTCTTCGTGGGGGAACTTGAATTGTTCTTGATCCATGCTCTTCTCCATCACACGGCCCTTGATAGCTTGCGCGGGTCATCGACAATCGCTTCAACCTGATCGTCGTTGATCACTCGGAATTCCTGTCCGTCAACCCGGAAGCGTGTGCCGGTGTACGCGCGCACAAGGATGAAGTCCCCTTCTTTGCACCATCCGCCGTGCGGAAAGCGCTCTGCATCCTTGTACGCGTGCGGGCCGAGCTTCAGAACGAAGAGCACAACGGTGCTGTGTTCCTCGATCTTGATTTGCGAATCGGGCTTCACGAGCCCCGTATCACCGAATTTGTCGTCAACTTTCGGCACCGCGCACAGAATCTTGAACCCAACGGGTTCTGGCATCTTGCGGTCGTCCACCTGCTTCTCACTCATCGTTTTCTGCCTTCTTTGCAAGCTCTTTTATGAACGCCACGGTCTGGGCAAGAGCTTGGTAGTGCCCAGTGGCGGTTCGATACTCTTCAGGCGACAGGTTTCCATTGAGAATCCCGGTCGTTTTCGTCTTGATGCGCGCTTCAAGCTCATTCAACAGGCGTTGCGCGAAGTCGTGGATCATCATTTCGTTGCTTTCGGCTTCGCAGCAGGCTTCTGCGCTGCTTGTGACGCTTTACGCTCTGCGGATTGAGCCTGCAGTCGGGCTTTCGCTAAATCGACGCCCATGCCGATGCCTTTGAGGTTCACATCGGCTCCCAAACGCGCTCTTTCGACGGCCAATTTGCCCTGCGCGATGTTGTAATCGCGTGTCGAATCCTGCTCTTTGCGCTCGATTTCGAGCCGCTTGAGTTCGTTCTTCTCTTTTTCGAGTTGATACATGGGGTCTTGCAGCATTTCCTGCTGTTGCTGTTGCGCGGCGGCGATCTGATCCTGCGCGAGCAGCATCTGCGACGCTTGTGCGATGAGCGGAGCCAGTTTGACTTCGATTTCGGGCGGCAGCGGCTGATCGGGCGGCGGCAGAGGCACACCAAGGTTCTTTTCAAGCTGCTGGCGGTACTGGAATGCGACGTGCTCGGTGATGTGGGCCATCAAACCGCCCATGATCATCTGCGCCTGCGGGTTCTGGCCGATCTGCTGCTGGATCATCGGGTCTTGCAGCATGTTGTTGTGAACCATCAGGTGCGCGTTGTGATCCTGATGCAGATGCGCCTTCACTGGTTTGCCGTTGAGCGCGTTCATGTTCTCCGTTACCGGGTCCATCGGCGGCAAGTCCTGCATGCCGGGGAGGAGCTTCTGGATGTTGGGCACACCGAACGTCTCCAGCACCTGCCGATGAAGCTCGCGCTGGTCGTACAACTGCGGTGCTTTCTCCGCCAACTGCATCACCGCCTGCCACATCACGATCCGCTGCGACATGGTTGACGCGTTCGGATCGCTCACCGGGATAATTTCGACGTACTCGTAGTCGGATTTGCGTGCCCCACGCGGTGCGTTCTCCGGGTCGTAGTCGTACTCGTCCGGCGCGTAGTCGCGGATGATCCCCGCGAGCAGCTTCAACTCCTGCTTGAACGAGAAGTGCACCCGCGCCTGCACCGCACTCATCACCTTCAGCGCACGCTCCAGCAGTGCCATTGTCGTTCCGACCGGTGCCTGCGCACTCATGTCGCTCACGTCCATGTCCGCCGTCGATGCAAAGCGGCGCGCATCCTCGATGATCTTGTCCAGCATCCCCGCCAGCACCGCACTGGGCTCCTCGTACGGCAGCGGGACGATGTTCTCCTTCAGCGTGCCACCGGGCACCTCGACATCGCGGAATTCGCCCGGAGAGATGGGCGTCTGGTCGTCCTTGACGCGCATACCTGCCGTTTTGAAGCCGCCCGGGAGGTTACTGAGCGTGCCTGCATCGACCAGTTGACGCAGGATGCTGGTCGCGCTCTTCGCAAAGCCGCCGATCAGGTGGATCAGACCGAAGCCGTAGGGGCCGAAGCCGGGGATGTAGTCGTACTTGACGAAGTGCTGACGCGCAATCTTGAGCACGTCGCCCTCCAGCCAGTTGCGCCGGATGGACAGCACCTCATCGGTGTCTTCCAGAATCGTGATGACGTAGGGTGCAGCAATGCCTGTCTCGTCGTCATCCTCAACGACGTATTCGCCGTGCACCTCGTACAGCGTGAAGAGCGACGGCGTTAGCTCCTTCATGCCGATTTCTTCATCCTTGGCCTGCTTCAACTCGTCCACCTGCGTGGCCGGGTCCGTCAGGTCGTACTTCTTGTAGAACCCGCTGTCCATCAGCTTCAGGAGGTCGTTCTTGGTCTTGCGCATGCGGTGCGTGATGCGCGGTGACGAAGCCAGTTGTGACGATCCGTACGGCAGGATGATGTCTTCGGCAGGTATGAAGGGTGCTGCGGGCCTGCCACGCGTGGTGTCGTAGTACACCTTCTTGAATGCGCAACCCATCGGTGACAGCGAGAACAGCATGCGCTCGTGCTCGGCGCGATACTCGCTCATCACTTCGGTGAGTTGGTAGTTCATATCCTCGCGCACGCGCTTGGCTGCCTCCACCTTCTCCGGGGTCTGCTGGCCGATGATGGCCGTCTTGACCGGCCCGCTCGCAGGGAATGTCTCCATCACCGCTTCCGACTGGAAGCGCACCGCTGCTTCGCCCATTACTGGGTGGAACACGCCGCAGGCACCTTCCCACGGCTCGTTCATCTCCTCGTAGCGCATGCCCAGCAGCTTGATGCCCTCGGTGAGCGTCTGTTCCCAATCCTTGCGGGTGTTCAGATCGTTGCGTACGTCTTCAAGAATCTCTGAACGCAGCGTGGCGAGCACGCTTTCTTCGATGGTTTCAGCGAGGTTTTCATCGTGTCCCGGTGGCGTCACCGCCTCGGTGGGCTCACCCTCCTCCGGCATCTCGCTTTCAAGCTCGATTTCGAGCGCCGGGGCTTCTGCGTCCGGCATGTCGGCCAGCCCTTGCGGTGCGGTGTAGAGACTCTTATCCATGGTTGTGCTCGCTCGCTTCGTCTGCGGCGATCCATGCCGCGTTCCATGCAACCGTTCGCCATTTCTGCGCGGTCAGAGCCTCCTGCTTGGGGTGCAGGAAGACCCACTGGTTGTCTTTCATCGTGCTGTAGAGCGTGTTGAACACGCAGCGCGCCGCAGGCGTCCAGCGTCGCCACTTGTTGGTGTGCACCTTGTGCACGTTGCGCCCCGCGCTGTTAGTGCCGTTGTACTGAACCTTCTCCACGCTCATTCCGTCTCTCCTTGTCGCGGTGTTACCGCGATGCAGCCCAACCGTAGTAGCCGCGCTTGCGCCGGAAGGGCGCGATGGTGTTGTCTTTGTAGTCGGATGGCAGGCGGATGAAGCCGCCACGCCGGAAGCGTTGCATGGCCATCACTGTCGTGTCCACGTAATCGTCGTTCTTGCCGTTAGGGAAGGCTGCGCACTCTTCCGCAACCTCCTTGGCCCACACGGTGTCGGGTCGCCACACGAACTTGGAGGCGAAGAGGTCAGTGATGCTGTTGACGCGCGCTGTCTTGTCATTGCTGACGCCCGCCTTGCCGCGTGATGGCGAATACTCCTGCACTGGTATGCCCATGCCACGAAGCTCGTAGATGAGCGGCAGACCCGATGCCTTCGCCTCAACGATGAATGCGTCCGGCTTCCACTTCTCGTAGTGCTTCTTGGCCACACTTTTCAGTTCAGGGAAGCCCATGCGGTCGCGGAACGCATCGAGCAGCATGATGTGGTTGACGGGCTCTGGCAACGCCGGGTCGTTGTGTTCAAACACGCCCCATGTAGTGCACGCGGAGTAGTCGGCTGTCTCCTTCTCCGTGTACGCGGTGTCCCATGACTGGATGACGAAGGAGCATTTGGGTGGCTTGCTCTCAGGCCACACCTGCCACCACTCGCGCTTGATGAGCGCGCCTTCCTCGGAAGTCGGGTTCTGCATGTACTGCGATGACCAGTAGCGCGGGTCCATGTTGTCGCGCTTGGCGATCAACTCTTCCACCGGCCACATCTCTGGCCACAGCGACTTGCCAGAGGGCATGATTGCCGGAAGCTCGATGACTTCCCACTCTTCACCGCCGTTGGCGGCTTGCTGAAGCAAGCGTCCAGTTAAATCCGCCACACCCCATCGAGTCATTACAACGAGTATGCGTCCCGATGGCATCAAACGCTGCAGTGGCCCAGTTTGAAACCACGCCCAGCAACTCTCAAAGGTGCCTTTACTATCAGTTCGAACTGCCTGTTCCGAATGCGGGTCATCGATGATCAGCAAGTCCGCACCGCGACCAGCAAGCGCACCACCGACGCCCACGGCGTAATACTGACCACCGGCAGCGGTTGACCACTTGCCCGATGCTTTCTGATCGGACGCCACTTCTGTGCGTTCGAATATCTCGTGGTAGTCCGGGTTTTGAATCAGGTTCCGTACGCGTCGCCCGAAGTCTTCAGCAAGGCTCGCAGTGTGCGACGCCATGATGATCTTGTGATCGGGGAAGTGGCCGAGATAGAAGGCGGGGAGGAGGTACGACGTTGATTCTGACTTCGAATGCCGTGGGGCGATGTTGATGATGACGCGCTTGCTCTCGCCCTTGATGATGCGTTCGAACGTGGAGGCGAAGACGCGGTGCTGCGGGCCTTCCTTGAACCCCGGATAGATGGTGTGCGCGAAGGGCAGGAAGCGTGTGCGTGCAGCAGTGCGCGCGAGGCGTGTCTCTTGCTGTTCCAGCAAGGCCAGCAGTTCTTCTTTTTCCGCACGGGGTAGCCGTGCAAGAACTTCGGGGGGTGGTAAGTCGTGGAGGTTCAACTGGCGTGCACCGCCTGTTCTCCCGATTCCCCTTGTTTTTCTGTGAAGGCAGCCTCGATGGGCGGCTCTGTCGGTTTTTCGAGGGCGCGGATGCGCTCCATTCTTGCGCGTATTTTCTCGTCAAGCTCGCTGTCGGTCATGTCGGTGCGTTTCACGTTCACGCGCTCTTCGAACAGACCGATTTCGCTGATCTTCCCCGTCAGTTCAAGGGCTTTGAGCGCTACCCGCGAATCGGGGTGGTCGCATTCTTCAAGCAGTCGTGCGACGACGTATGACCTGATTTGATTGGCCTGCGTAATGAACTGCCAATCGTAGGCCGTGAGCATCGTGACCAACTGACGGACTGCCTCTGGAGTTTCCAGAAGGGCTACGGCTTGCCGTTGGGTTTTTGTGTCTGTGTTCGGCCCTGTAAGGGCCGAAAAGACGCTGCGTGCAGCTTCTTTCTCGATTTCCTCATCGCTCTCCGGCGCGAGGCCGTGCGCAATGAGAAAGTCTGCCGTGTGTATCTTGGCATCCAGCAAGTCTTTCACCGCTATGTCCCGCAGAAACAGCGGCTTGTCTGCCAGAAAATCCATGACACCAGTGCCCTCGCGGGCACGCCCCTTGCGCCAGTGTGGCGAATGGGGCCAGATTAAAGCACAAGAGGTTGAGAAAAAAAAGAGGGCGAGCGATTGGCGCTCGCCCCCAAGAGTCTTGGGAGACTCAGAGGAGCCTCGCAGGGGCGGAAAGGGCGACAGGCGATAGAGTCGCCAACCGCTGCGTGGCGCAGAGAATGTAACCCGCGCGAGCGCGTGGGTCAATCAAAACTGAACAGGCGGCGGAGTAGGAAGCCTACTCCGCCCCAGATTTTCCCACTGCGGTGCCAACCGCAGAGCCCAGAAGCTGGGCTCTCGCCCAGCTACCCATGACAGTGCCGCTCGGATTCGGGGACCGAGACGGTCTTTGTTTGTCAGGGTTTACTGAGGGTCGCCAAAGACGATTTCGCCGGTCTGCGCTTCGGCAGCCACAACCTCGACGGCACCGGAGGCGGTGACTTCACGCGTCTCGCCCTCGTCCATGTCGGCGTCGAACACCGCCGTGATCTGTACGACACCCGGAGCGATGGCGACCACTTCCGCCGTGGTGGGGCCGGTGGAGATGACTGTGGCAACGGCGTCGTCGCTGGAAGTCCAGACAACAGAGCCATCGATGGGTGCGGGGTTGCCCTTGGCGGTCTTCGGGTTGACCGTGACGTTGGTGAACTTTTCTTCGATAGTCAGGCGTGCCATTAAATCGATTCCTTCGAAAAAAGACTGCGGGCCTGTGTAGAAACGAAGCGCTGCCTTGACAGGCGGGCGCGGTTTGCACGGTGGTTGGATGGGGTGCCCCTCCACACCGTGGAAATTGAAGTTGAACTCAATCTTCATCGCGGCGGAGTTTCGGGCTCTTATCCACGTTTGTCAAATGGCGGTTTTGAGGTATGGCAAACGGGGCTTTTTTTGTAGTGGGTGGGGGTATGTGATAAGAACTTTACATTGTAAAAAACTTTACATTGTAAAAAACTTTACACAGTCGTATTTTCTACTAGCTGCAAGTGGGGAATGGTGTTCTCTGCTGCGGGACTCCTACTCTGCTTCTTGGGGGGTGCCATCCCGTACCCCTCCGCCACCCCCTGTAAATAAGTCTCCACAACGTCGTGCTATAATGTAGGTGTCGGTTGGGGATTGGCCCTGACCTTCTAGGAGAGAGCAAATGAAGTCGCAACCTGTTGTCCACTACTTCGGCTGCAACAAGAACCTGCTGCTGACTGCGCCGTACCGCTCGATGGAAAGCGCGCTGAACTTCGCCATCAACGTCACGCAGTTCAGCCGCATCCCGGCCAGCGTTTACCTCGATGGCAAGCCCGTGTTCGACGCTGCGAACCCGCAGCCGGTTGTCCTGCGCCACTCGGCGCAGTAGTTCGTTACACCCCGTAACCAAACCCAACACACTCAGAGGATCACACACATCATGGCACGCTACTCATTCACGAACCGCCTGATCGACTACGCGAACGTCACCGCCACCGGCATGCTGGCCAAGGCTTGGCTGCTGGAGAACGCCCCGAAGATGAACCGGGCGCAGAAGATCGAAGCCGACCGCGCCGTTGTGATGGCGCTGGCGAAGCGGTACGAAGTGGAACCGCACGAGAGCAAGCGCGGCGTCCTGTCCGGATTCACGCTGGGCAGCGGCAGCACCGCGCCGGGACAGGCGCTCAAGCGGGCACGCGACATCCTGCTCGTCAACGAGAAAAAGGTCGCTGCGCAGCACGTTGACCCGGTGGAGCGCGCCGCGAAGATGCTGGCACGGCTGACGCCGACGCAAGCGCAAAGGGCGCTCAAGCGTGCGGAAGCGCTGCGCTAGTCAGTTCGTTACACCCCGTAACCAACCCAGAGGGCCGCGCAACTGCGCGGCCCTCGTCACATCTGGAGCACACGAAATGAAGACCAGCACCACTCTGCCCTTCGAAACCACCCCGCCTGCGCTCGACGCGCGGCAGCGCCAATACTTTGTCCGCTCGGTGCAGATCGCCGCCGAGGAGCGCAGCACGCACGACATCAGCCTCGATACGGTCAACGCACTGTGGACTGGCTGCACCATCGCGGCGCGTCGTGCGTTCTTCGCGCACTTCGACCCCTGCGCCGCCTACCAAGGGCTGCGCTAGCCAAAAGTGAGGGTATCAAGCGCATCAAGGGCCGCATTCGCGGCCCGCTTTCGTTACACGCTGTAACCAACCCGCGCACCAGCGCGGGCACCAACCAGAGGAGCAAGCAATGAACCAATTCAACGAAGCCCTGCATCTGCACAACGTGCGCGCGAAGAACAACAAGATCAACGCGCAGAACAACACCAACCGCATCCTCGTTATCGACCTGTCTGCGCCCACCGTGAAGCAGACCGAAATCGCGCCGATCTTGTTGGGCGCAGCCACGGGCATCAACGCGCCGTTCTACTGGGGCAGCAACGCGCTGTATGTCGAACTGAACCCGGGAATCGCGGCGCACCGCGCCTTCGAAACGTCCGTGCGCGAGGCGCTGACGGTGCGTTTGCAGCACTAGACGAGAGCCGGATAACTTCCGGGCGGACAGGCGAACATCCGGCCATATAATATTCTATACAATACAATTACTTACTTAGATGGCCGGATTGTCCGGCCGGGTTTGACTCTGTTTAGACCTTACTTCGTTGCTATTTAGGAGTCCGTGACAGGGGTGGATGCAACGAAAATCGTCTGGAAAGAGTAGAATCCGGTTGGACTTCTGGCCACCGCTATAACATACTGATCCGATGGCAGTTTCTATGTCCATCAATCCGCCTGTCTACTCGGAAGTTATCCGGCACAACCCATGAAAACCGTAAAAACCACGTCTCTCTCGCCTGATGTACTCGCGCCAACCGTTGCGAATAAGGCGCGTAGCTTCACGTGCCCAAATTGCAACCGCACATTCCCCGGCTCGCATTTCTGCTTATTCGCAATCGCGGAGCGGAAGGGTATTGAATGGCGAAAGCTATTGATCGACCCCACACGCCCTTGCCGCGCGTGCAGACGCAAAGCCGCCGCCAAGGCGGAGCGGGTAAGGGTATCCGAGGCGAAGCGCACTGCCTACGCCCATTTACGCAACACCTTGCAGGCCGAAGTCCCTCCGGGTTCGTTACCACCTGTAACGAACCTGATCAGCGGAACCGACCCCGCCCTTGAGGCTCTGTCAGAACTGCTGCGCGCAGCGCGCACACAGGCTGAACGGCTCTACCCCGACATCTGGCCCTTCCACCCGAAGAACCCGCAACGCAGCACCCCAACAGACAGAACCGCCGAGTACGCCTGCTACCTCTACTCTCTTTACTCCCTGCGACGGCGCATCTTCGCACGTGCACGCGACGCTCGACTGGCCGACCTCGACAACCCCATCATGCGCGTCGATGCGTCACGGATGCACTGGCGGGCTTACATCCCCATCGCAGATGTGCACGCGCTGAACAACATCGCTGCCGAAGTGAACTCCGTGCGCCCCACGACGCGCGGACGGCCCTTCACAGGACTGCCTGCATGGCGCACGCCACGCGCGGACAGCTTCAACAACAAGGCAACGACAACTGACCCGGAGACAGGCGAGATACTGCCTCTTGCAAACGCCACCGCGACACGTGGCGAAGTCCTCTGCGCCGCTGCATGGGAGCCCTTGCGCTACTCCATCGAGCACACGCTCAAGGCGAGCAAATCGAACGTGCGCAACCGCACACGCGACCGGGTGAACGGCAGGAAAATCGCCTTCAAGGTGCGTACACCCGAGGGCATCTACACCGAGGAGAACACCGGCAACAAGTTCACCATGGAGATGTTCCACATGGCACGCATCAAGGCAGGGGAAATCGCACTGCGCAACATCGACGCAGCCATCATCACGCAACAACACCCGCTGGAGTGGACTGCCCCTTGGGCAGACCCACCGGGCACCATCACGCCAGTCACGCGCTGGTCGCTGCTTGTCCCTCCGCTCTTGCGCGAGGAACTGCGCGATATGTTCGCAGCACTACCGGAGAAGCTGCGTGGGCGGATGCAGATGTTCCCCAAGTACGACAAACGCACGCCTCAACAACGACACTTGAACCTGACCGCGTTCAACACGCTCAACCCGCAGCCGCCACCTGCGCTGCGCGCAAGCACTATCTTTTCAGAGGAGGAGTGACAATGAAGAAAGCAAAGAGAGAGCCCACCGTAGTGAAAGCCATGTCATTTTGTTGATTGCCATGAGCTTCATTCAACAACACACGACAGCAAAGAAAAGTTTCGTTACAGACAGTAACGAATTCTGGAAGGGGCGACTGCGCTGGAAACAAAATCGCACGGAGCCGAACGTACATCCCACGCTGTTCGGCAGCCTCAAGACGAATCTGGAGTACATGCTGGAGGGCAAAAGGTGGCTCATCAAGCCGCGCAACCCCGGCGTGCGCGCAGCAATAGTGCTGTACCTGCTGCGCAAGTACCCTCCACTGCCGGACAGCATGACCGATAAAGACCTGTTGTACGCGCAACAGATGTGCGCACTGCTGTTGACCAAAGGCTATCAGTACCCGCGCTTCATCCTGCGCGTCCTACGCTTCATCAACGCACACATCGAAAGAAAGGGTATCGATGAAAGGCACCCCGAAGTCCTGTAGCTGCCGCGCGTGCAAGCGCGGCAAGCACACCGCGACCGGTCACTACTTCATGCGGTTGGAGGAAAGAGCAGAACGGCGTCGCGTGAAAGAACTGCTGAACGTCTTCACCAACACTCCCGACGCCGACGCGCCGCTCATTCTCCCTGCATATCGTGGCGCATACAACGATTGATGTGCGCCCGGACTTTGACCCGGAGAACACGGCAACCAGTCAGTGCTTCACAGTTGACGAGATTTACTTTCGTGCGGTAGCGCTGTGCCCCCACGCCGACGTGGACGACATCGATTGGCTAGCCGCGCACCGCAACGCTGCGCTTAAAAAAATAATCAACTCAGGCGATGCGCGGGCGCTGATGCGGATGGAAGCCTACACACGCCTATTGCGCGAGTACGAGGAGGGAATACCGTGGAAAAAATGGCAGAACTGAAGATCACGCTGATGGGCACACTGTTTACCAAGATTTGCTTTTGCATCGCCATCCTGCTGGCGCTGATGAATCTCGCAAGCGAGAACTATTCGGCCACGATGGGGTGGCTTGTTGCCAGTATCAACGCACTGGCAGCACTCAGCAACGCTGACATGTTCAACTATCTCGCGGAGCGGGTGAACAAGGCGATCAATGGCCACAGATGACGAGCACAGGTTTTGCCTACGCCCGATACTGAAAGACCCGACTTCACTTGTTCACGCACAACACAGGTTGCATGAACTCGTTTCTTACGCTGCAAAAACACTGGTGTCTCCACACACGAGCCCTTCGTCGTACGCGCTGATTGAAATAGAGATACAGCACTACGTGTGGGGCTTGGAACGGATCAACAAGGAGCTTGAGAAACTTGGCGATTCGCCAAAGAGGTACGACCTGACGACATGGCGACACACGTACAACAGGATATTCGAATGAACGATAGACTGCTGCTGCGTAGGGAGTGCAAGACGCTGCATGATTACGCAGCGTGGCTGCTGACCAAAACCACACCAATAACAGTTGAGAAAATCAACAAGGTAATTTACGGAGCGTTGCGCATCAGTGCACGCGCATTGACGAGTGACACTGATGCCACTGTGCAGTTCATCTTTTACAAAGTGAGCCCTGCGCAGTTGCATCGTGAGTTCGCGTGGGAGGCACGCATACTGGAGATATGCCATGAGGAAGAAGAAAAACTTGATGCAGTTGGTCAGGGCTCTCCGGATTCGTCGGAGCTTGGGGATGCGCTCCGCAGCCGGATACTTGCGCGAGCGCGGCTGGAGTGTGGAGAGTGCAGCGTGGTGGCTGGCGCGTGCGTCGCAGACGCACAGGCGGGCTAAGTGACAATACAAAGCGACCGCATGCGCTGTTTGTGGAAAATGCTCGACAGTTGTGAACGCACTACGACATTTGACACGGCTCTGCTGCTCGTTCACAAGTGGATACAGTTGGACATACAAGCGGTAGTTAGCGGGACTGCACCCACCTTCGTTGTTCATGGCAGAGTGCACAAGATCATCGATGAGTTGTGCATCGAGAGGCACATCCTCAAACGCGCGGAACAGCGTGGGACGTTCGTTACACGCCGTAACGAAAAGGAAAGGGTATCCG